GATATATGCATTTCTTATTTTTTGCTGGAGACGCGCATAGTGAGTTTGTATTTACTCTTATTTTAGGTATTTTTGGGGGTGAAAACATTGGTAAAGCTGTTCGTGAGATTAAGGGAGATGACAATGCAAAAAAGAAAGACTAATTGGTATCACTTCGGGTTAGGCATAGCGCCGTCTATCATACTATCCGCTATGTTAGTCTGGTCGGTATCTTATCTACAGGAAAAACTACACAGGTTTAATATAGATAACGCCCCGGCCACAGAATATTTTGAATATAAAAAGACTGAATTCGTGAGGGTTGATGGGAAGTCTTTAGTCTTTAAGTCTACCAGCAAAATCAAGCAATCTTATCCTATACTATGGAATGATATTTTAAGGTGTAAAGATGGTAGCGAGTACCGCTTTACCTCAGTTCAGAACACCACCGCCAGCTCACCATTCAAGGACCTAGCATAAGCATAGTTAGCCCCAGTGTCGCTGTTAAAGACTGCGTCAGTACCGTTAGCGCCAGCGCCAGTATCAACCAACATGAGTTTCAGGTACTTCCTGGCTGGTATTGTCCCGGTGTCAAGAACTGTGCCAGATGAGACAGTGACCCTAGAAATTTCTTCCCACCATATACCTGATCCTGCACCACCAAAGTCTATCTTAGGGGCTGTTACAGAACCGTCTGCTATCGGAGCACCGACTAAGACTCTAGTATCTGTTATGTTGGCATCTGTTATCTGAGTAACACCAGCGTTTACTCTAATATCTGCTAAGTCTATATAAGGGTTGTTGCTAACCGCAGTGTCTACCGTTCCGTTGCTAGGTCGGCTCGGTGAACCTGCTGGGGTGCCTGCTACTAGCATAAGTTTGCAAAGTGTCGGGTTGTTAGCTGTTGCTGAACTTGGGGTTTCCCCACGGTCAACGTACATCACCAGTCTGTCTATTCTTGGGTTTGAGGGGTTAGCGGTGGTTACTGTAACAGTTTCTGGTGCGCCTGCAGGAATCCAAGCGGTGTAGGCGTAATCACTATAAGGGATTCTAGCGTCACCACCGCTAACCTCTACGTTCATAGCTAGTGGGCTGTTCTGAGTTACCAGTAAACCACCGTCTAAGACATTGCCAGTAAAGGCGTTGGTCTGGAATTTATAGTGCCCTTGTTCATCTGTTTTTCCACCGTCTCGATTTGATAAATAAATTGCCATATTCTTGTTTTATTCTTTTAACTATATTATACCACTACAAAGCAGTTACGCTCCAAGTGCCAGTATCAGTGCCGTCTATAAAAAACTTCCAATAGATATCGAAACTAGTAACCCCCATCTGCCCCTTAGCTACTACGATTGTCCAAACTGTTTTGGTGTCGGTGCTATATGATAAATCTTTTTTCCACCTCACTAAAGCAGGCGGGGCAACGCTTACAAAGTACGGCGTGGCGTTCGGCATAACATCAGCTACATCAACACTAGTAAAAACCTTAAGGCTTAGTAATGCACCGTGTGCTGAGTTCTGGTGGTCAAACTCTAACCTGAAATACCTGAGTGGCACGGAGTTAGTTAGGGTGAAGCTATAGTCGTTTATAGAACCGCTCGAAGTCTTATACGAAATAAGTGAATCACCACCTACTGGCTGAACAGACTTCCTATTCTGCAATCCCTCTTGGATATCATGTATTGTGTTAAGCCAGTTATCCGTTTTACGATTAAAAGACATAAATACTCCCTTCATCAAAGCTTGAAACTACCCAGGTTATCTTATAGGTGGCACTTGATATGTCGTTGTTAGTTATTACAACCAGCCAAGTGGTATCATCACCTCCGACTAAAGAGATATCCCTAGTAACCCTAATATCTAAGACCTGCCTATCGGTACCAGTTCCAAAAATATAATTTAGTTCAGCAAAGGCATTCGGCTGGATATCTGCCGTGAATGTGATGGTGCTTGTGACTACCGAGAACGCTGGCACGGTGTAAGTCTGCTCGCTGCTACTAGTTTGCTTGACCACGTAATTATCTGCACCGGAATACTGGGTTGTGCTGAGGTCGAGTTGCTCACGGTTAAGCCTAGCGATCCTCTGTGGCATACCGTCTCTTTTTCTATCCATTATATAGTTCTAACTACTCCTATAGTGCCTGGGTAATAGGACTTAAACTGAAACTTCATGCTAACAGTACAGTTGTTGTTGCCGCCTAAAACATAAACCATAAAGCTCTTTTGGTTATCGCTCGAAACGTCATTGGGGTCGTCAAAAAAAGTATATTCTAACGGGTCTGGCGTGCTAAAAAAACTCATACCGAACTCTGTATACTGGTTGCTACCAACATCTGGGGTAAAAGTAACCCTCCATTCAGCGTCATTAAAGGCGTTGACGGTCGCCACCACATCATACAAATTAGCGGTTTCCGTAACACTTATCTTAATAGCGTCTGCACCTACTGGCTGGCTAGTTTTAAGTTCGTTATTTTCAGTTTCTAAACCGGCTATAACTTCGGGCACGCTGTTAGTTCGGTTATAAATCATTTTAAGAGCCCTCCTCCAGACCACCCCCAGCGTCTGGCTTGTAGAAGTCTAGGCTTAAATCTTGAACGTTATCTTTATCTACCTTGATTTTCATGCCGTAAATTCTAAGCATAGCGTCAACATCATTGTTATAGGTAGAACCCTGCAACTTAACTCGTATAGAATCACCCACGCCGACTACAGTTAAGTCTATAACCCCAGCTTGTGGCACAACTTCTGGCAATACCAAAACCTCTCTAGACTCCTCAAGCTTGCCCTGCGTATTGTGGTCAAGCGTAGTTTGTATTTCAACAGAGTTAAAGCTTTCTTTTTTTTCTAGCACCCTGTAGTTTATCTGTGACGTGGTATCTTGTTGAATAGACTGTTTACGTTCAATACCGCTACCACTGCCAAGCCCTATAATCTTATTAAACAAGGTATCTGCACTGCGGGGTACTTTTATGCTCTGGATATTCTGAGGATAAACCAGCTCTACATCTGTTCGGTCACTGCCAAGCCTAGTATAGGTGTTAAAAACTTTATCCGGAGTTATCTCAAAATCATAAGTTGTAGGCTGTGCATAAGTGTATAACTGAATTATGCTCTTAACGTCCCTGTAGTCGCAGGTTAAATCTGAATTAAAGATTGTGACAGTACTGCCCTTAGTAACCCCTAAGTCCCCATTAGTAACTGTCTGAACAGTATTTATAGCGTCCCAAGCTATAGTAGAACGGTCTGTTGCAACATAAGTTTTAGAGACAAACCTTTTAGAAAAATAATGCAGGTAGCTATCGGCTGAACAGGTAAGTGTGGCGTTCACCCCCTCATAACTAGAGTCTACTGTGGATATAATACCGCCGAACATTGCCTTATCTTCTAGGTAAACCTTAATCTCTGTTTTTTGTGGGTATAGAACGGTCTGCGGTTCAGCTCCAATTGCCAAGCACCTTTTCTCAAATTCTACCAAGTCAAGGTCAAATGCTAATGTGCTGGTATCATTAAGTTTGAGTTCTAAATCAAATGAGGTAATAGCGGAAATATCCATTATCTCCTGATCGCTCAAGTCTAGTAAAATTACTCTCCATTCTGGTGAAATTAACTGCATACGCCCCCATATACTGAGGTGTAAGCAGGTCGGTAACGTATAACCCCCGTTTTAGTATCTGTTCCTGAACCTGTGGATAGCACAATACTGTTATCCCCACTAGCAAGCCCCCACCAGTCGCCTACCTTGTTAGGCAATACTGAACCGCCGTTAAGTGTTATTGTTCTGTTCTTCATATCTATTACTAGCTTATCGGCTGGGGCTGTGGTGATGTTCACGCCTATAGTTTGCCCCGTGGTTAAATTCTCAATCTCGGGGTTTGTATATTTGCCCTCAAGAATAATCTGTGGGTAGATTGGCATATCGGTGTCGTTTGTAACAATTGTCGGTTGTGATGATGGCGACCAGACTACGGGTAAAATATAAGGCGTTTCATAACCACCGCTAGCAATTTCTTCAATATCTTGCTCAATCCAGCCAGCGTCATCACCACCAGTTAAGATGTAAAAGAACGGGTCTGGTGCTACTAGGGTTAATTGAACCTCCATATAGCGCTCAGACTCTATCTCAGACTCCACGTTGACGATATAAACCTCGGTTGTGTACTGAGTGCCAGTTGCCATTGTAATAACTAGAGGGTAGCTTTGTCTTATGCCAGTTTTAGCCTCTAATTGGCAGATATTCTCCGCCTGAGTTTGGCAGTTAGAACCTAACAACATTAAGTCTAAGACTATTTCTCGCATATCATAGAACTGTGAGCTTAAAAAGCCACCATCACGCCCTGAGAACTCGCTACTAGCTGTTCTGATGGTCGGTGCACCTAAGCCCTTAACAGAACTTTTTAGCACCATATCCCCAGATGATTTGAACTCAAGACCGTCTAAACTTATTCTCATTACGCTCTACCTAGCTCCCAAGTTAATTTTCTGTTTACTACATTCATATCTAATTCTGTATAGATAGTATTATACTGTGTTATCTTGCTACCACCACTACCCGAACCGCCACCGCCACTGATAATAGCGTCTAACTTAGATAGTGGGATCACCGCTTCGGCTTCACCAGCTTCTGCAATTTTTGCTATTGTACCGCCTGGTCGTGGCATTACTAGCCCACCTTTAGCCAACTCCGGAAGTTTAGGCATGCTGAACCCCTTACCGCCTATCCCTGGCACCCAATCTGGGGCGTTGAATGAGAGTTTACCAACGGTGCTATTCCATAACTTTGCTATGCCATTAAACGCTGCCTTAAACGGTGCTTTTAGGACGTCTGCGATATTACCTAAACCTCTAAGCATCCTTTCACCTAAACCGCCGAAGAAGCCAACTATGCCATCAAAAACCCCGATAACCTTTTCTTTAACCCAATTAAAAGCTCCGACTATCCTGTCTTTAATCCAATTGAACGCCCCAACTATAGAATCCTTAACCCAAACCACTTTATCCCAGATCCACTGAAAAGATTGTATAACCGAATCCTTAACCCAATTAAAAGCTCCAACAACGATGTCTTTAACCCAGTTAAAAGCCCCGGCTATAGCGTCTTTAACCCAAACCACCTTGTCCCAAATCCAGTTAAACGCTGCGACTGCAACGTCTTTTATAACCCCGAATACCCAGCTAACAACGGTCATAACTAGCCTAAATCCAAAAGCAATCGCTGCAAGAACATAGTTGACTATTGTTAGCATGAAGTTCATTATTGGGAACACAAGTTTCAGCGCCCACAGGAATGCATAGACCGCTAAAAGAATGGGTCCGAGGAATATCGCTGCCAGAACTGCCAACAATGGTAGGATGGGTTTTATAGCTCCCCAGATTTGCTTAAAGTTCTCGGCTACTGTACTAAGATATGTTTTCATCTGGGGCAATAAGCTCTCAACTAGAGATTTTATTGGTGGTAAAAACACATCTTTCAAAAAATTACCTACCTTTTCGAGTATGTCTTTGACTGGTTCCAGCTTTTCCTTCACATCTTGTAGCAAGTTTTTGAAGTTTTCAAATGAATCTATTTTTAGGGCTTCACTGAGTTGTTTTAACCCGTCAACTGCACCGAGTATTGTTCCCTTGATAGCGTCCTTATTGTCTTTTAAGAATTGGAAGAAAGCCATCAACTTGTCGCCGACAAAGCCTGCTACCTTAGATACAAAATCCCCAATAGCAGAAGCTACAGCTTTTATAGTTTCCTTATGCTCACTTAAGAACCCAATAAAGCTCTCTATTTTTTTTGCAATAAACTCGAAAGCACTACCAACTCCGCTTATTACACTGTTTATGTTATCGGTTCCGATAGCCTCTATTATTTTGCTAAGACCCCTGGTTATGGTGGTCTGCATATTGGTGAAGGTGGTACCGATACCACTAGTAGCGTCTTTAGCTTGTGTCTCAAATGAAGCAAACCCAGCGCCCCCTTCTTTGCTCATGGTTATCATAGCGTCTTTGAACGTATCCATTGAGATTGTGCCGTCTTGTAACTTGGCATAAAGTTCTTGGGTGTTACCACTTGTTATACCTAAGAACTTAGCCACCTGTGCTAACTGCCCTGGCATTGCCACCTGCAGTGATTTAAACTCTTGTAGCTCGAACTTGCCCCTTGAGAAAGCCTGTGTAAGCTGTTCAGTGGCAGCCCTTTGGCTATCCATAGAAGAACCACCAGATAATATAGCGTTGTTCATCGCTAGAGCTAAATCAGTGGCGTAGCTAATCGATTTGCTACTCGGTGTCAGCCTCTGCATGGATAGCGCAATTTGGTCGAGTGATGTTGGTAGACCTAAGACGCCCTTTTCTAGTTTGCCTAATTCGGTTTTAGCCTCACCTGCGCTGTAGCCGAGGTTAGTCATTATTTTAGGGAAGTTGTTTAGGGTATCAACACGTTTTATAGCGTCGCCTACAGAATCAGAAATGACCGACATCGCCTTGCTGAATACCGAAGAAGCGACCCCAGCGACCGCTCCCATAACTGCACCCTGTTTAAGCCAAGATTTGTTGTTTTTTGATGTGGTGCTATCAGTGTCATTCTCAATGCCCTTATTAATAGAGTCAATCTTTTTAGCACCTGATTTATAACCAGATGTATTTATGCTAGCAATAACTTCAATTGTTCCGACTGTGCTCATAATTTAATCTTTAACTTTCATACTCTTAATAAGCTGCTTTGTCATTTTGTCAAAAGTCTTGCTGGGGTTCTTTTGTTTAGCGCTTAATGTGCCTATGAATACGGCTTGTGCAGTGTCGAAGGTGTGTTTAGTCTCTAGCTTTCTAGCACCCTGTATAAGCACCATCATTTCATCTAGTTGCAGTTCATCGTTCCTGAACTCTTTATAGGCGTCCCAGCCGAACCTTACAGCAAATTCCGATATAATAGCCCACTCTTGGTCAATCGGCACTCCAGCGCTCTGCTGTTGCTTTCTACGTATCTTAGCTAAGTCTTCATCAGATGTGTAATCAAGAGCTGCTTGTCGCTCTTTAATTGACTGACTAACTTGTTGCGACTGCTTGTTCTCCATTATCTTTGGTCATTGTCTCGTCGTTTGTTTTCTTAAACTCCTCAAATACCGAAGATATTATTGCGGTTGGCGTTTCGTCAATCCACGCTTTAACTTCTGAATTGTCAGGTGTGTTGTCCTTAAAAGTCTTTTCAAAAACCGACATTATCTCTTTTTCGTGTTTGCTCAAATCATCACAGGCTTTCTCATACTCAACAACATCGTTATCGGTATAAGTTCCAGCCTCTATCTTCTTATCTATAGTGTCTATTTTCAAGGCATAAAGTTTCGCAAGTCTACTAGACTGGCTAATCATCAGTTCAGTTTTTGCACCTGGTGCTACAATTTTCCATACGTGACCATCTATTTCAATGCTCTTATCTTGTTTGTATTTGCCTGTGTTTACACTGATTGCGTTAGCCATTGTCTAATATCCTTTCTTAGTTATACCTATATTCTAGCACATTAAGATGTAATAGCTTCGTAAACTTCGTCTTCAGCGTTCCATAGAGTTTCGCCTGAAAGACTACCAGTTCCGAGGTAAGCTCTAACATTGTCGTGGTCTTCACTTGGCAACCCGTTGACAGTAACTTCTACCATAACTGGGTCGGAGATGTTTTGCTGTAACTCAATACTAGCTGAAACATAACCATTAGGTATGTATACATCGTTGTCAGAGTTGCTATCACAAGAGTAGTGAACAACTACTGGGGTGCTCTCCATTGTGAAACAAGTGTCCCCGCCAATTGCAGTTCTACCTGCGACTGTTGATCGGTCGATAGAAGCTGTGTACCTGTTAGGGAATATGTTTTTAAGGTAACTCATATTTGGTAATACAAGTGTGAACTTTGTTGAAACTTCCTCAAATGTTCCGTTTGGTTTTGTGAATGTACCCTCTAGAGTAGAGATTTCAATTGTCCCCTCCTCTAAAGTAGTGGTAGCACCGTCATCACCGAGGTATTTTGCAGGTATAGTTATTCCGTTAAGAGAAACGTCTACCTTCCCGCTCATATAATCTGTTGCCATCTTATTTTTCTGTTTAATCTTGGTTAATGTTGCATTTTACTTCTGCGCTTATCACCCTTACAACTTTGTCCTGTTCGTCGGTGCCGACATTTTCTACAGAAGAAGTCGGTGTTATCTGAACATTTATATAGTCTCGGAGTGAATAAGGTGGAACTTTAGGTAGTGTGCATATCTCAGCGTAACTATCCTTCAAAAATGCTAGTATATCTTCCAATTTACTAGCACCAGTAAGCTTATTAGCATAGCGTGAGTAGATGTCGAAGGCTTGAGTTGTGGTGTTGAACCTATCAACTACTGAACCTCTTTCAACTACCCAGATACCGTCTTTTGGCTTGCCTTGAGCATTGAGCGGGGCTTCTTCCCAGAATATATCTGTATCTAAAGTCCCGAACCCATTATCTGCTAAAAGTTTCGCTATATGTAACGGTATCATTAGTCTATTTTAAAATACTTACTTTGGCTTGACCTTGCCACTGAATCGGCTGCTTTAGCCAAATACATTTTTGTGGCAGGGTGCTTTTTGTTTTCAAAGTGTCTACGCCTAGCGTATGGCACTCTGCTATTACCGAACTTTATCTTATAGCCATTGGTAACGGGCTCAACAGTTCCGCTATTAGCTAAGGCGCTGGTGTCGACTGGTGCGAGTGTAACTGCTCTCTTGTGGATGTCCGTTGCCATAGCAAGAACACCCTTTTTAGAATTGCGAGTTAGGTTCTGCTCCCAGCCTCTGTCCATTGTTACTGTAGTTTTTAGCGCTGCCATTAAGATGTTACCTCATAGTCTGAAAAGTTGGTTTCTTGGAGGGTTGCGGTGTAGTGTTCACGGTTAGCAGGTACGTTGCTTAAAAAACTTTCAGTCGGTCTTATGTGCAGTGTAGCGTTGGATTCTTTGGTCTCAGTGTTATCACCTCTGACCATATCACTCCTAAGCTTGAATATTCCGGTAGCGGTATAAGTTGCTACTATCATATTCCCTGCAATGCCACCTCTTTCAACTTCTAAGAACGTGTAGGCACTGGTGTCAAAAACATCAAACACTGATTGACCACCGGCAGAATATACATCTCCACCAGTAACGCCAATTATCTCGTAATCTTTGCCCTGACAGCTTATGCCATGCCCTACTAAGTCGCTTACCATATACTCCACCCTCCACATACTGAGCCATGTTGAACATTGCCTATATTACAGAGACTATACTTTTGTATAATCAGACCGTTATCCATTAGGAATTGGTCACGTTGTGTAACGTCGTTTTTATAGGTTATTCTAAAGTCCTCAACCTGTTTACTTTGGATTGAACCTTGTGATGTGTTGCTTTTACTAATTTGGTCAAAAGACCTCGCTAGTAATAGCTGTAAATCATTCGGCATACAATCACCAAAACCCCAGTCGGCAGTAACCTTGACCGTACCAGATTGTGGGTAGTTAAATACGATTGAGTTAAACCACTCTGCATTACTTTTGTTCCACTGCCTAAACTTGTACTGTGATTCGTCTATTACGGATTCATCAACAGTGACTTCGCTTACATCAGTAAAAGCTCCTGTAAACAGTGTGGAGTAGCCCTCACGTGCTTCAAATTCCCTAGTGCTAGTTTCAGTCGTTAAAGACATACAAAGCATATCCTCAAGGCTGTCTGTAGCTATATCAAGGTACAAGGTAAGGTTAGTCACCTCATTAGGTGTAAGGGAGCGCCCTAGTAGTGATTCTAGCTTGGCTCGTGTCATTCTATTGTTGCTCCTTTACTTAAAGTTTTGTTTAGCTTGTTGTTGGGAACTGGATTAGTTCCAGCCTCTATCTTCTTATCTATAGTGTCTATTTTCAAGGCATAAAGTTTCGCAAGTCTACTAGACTGGCTAATCATCAGTTCAGTTTTTGCACCTGGTGCTACAATTTTCCATACG